ATAGTACATACACATCCACATCGGGGTTTACCTTGAGCGTACTAAGCAACCTCGCACCCTTGTGCTTGGACGCTTTCACATCATAACGCTTCCCGCTTGCCATCACCCCATCCGCAGACCCGCTCCTTGGAGTAAGGCCAAGATCAGGGAATGTATTCATCTGCTTCGCAAATCCATACTCCGCCATCATGCCCATCACATCCGCTTCCGCGCCATCGTGGTTCCCCATCTTCGCATCACGCACCCCGTTCCCACGGGCAATGAGGCTACGCATCCGCCCAACCATTTGACAGACCTGTACCTCATCGGGCTGGAGCGTAAGTTTCATCCCCTCGCTAATATCTCTATCCCTATGATGATCGCGTCTTCGAGCGTTTGGCACGGGATTTCTTCTTTACCGATTGCCCAACCCTCCTGATCCGTTCCAATGTCTCTTGGTCGAATTTCGAGCATGGGGGACCCAGCTTTCTCAAGTCGCACTGTGGTAATTCTTGTGCTGATTCGGGTATCGCTCTGCCGTACCTTATCCAAAAGATCGGATGACAACCCGGCTTGACTCGCTGGTTCACTTGTCATCTTTCTCTGCGAGCTTCTTCTTTAACTCAGCAATCTCCTCGCGCAACTCCTGGTTTACCTTGATTAATCGCGCCACCCATTGTGGCCAACTCTCCATCTTCTCACCTGTAGATTTGTATATATTCATTCGTCCTCCTCTAGATCGATCTCGCTATCAAACTCGAAAACATCTTCCTCCAACCACTCGTTTAGACCCTCCATTACCGCCTTCGCTATGGCATACTCATCAAGGTCACACTCCGCGTCCCATCGATTAACAAGCATTTTCGCTTCGTGCCTAATCTGATCTCTTGGGTCTTGCATAATTCATATACTCCGAAACGCCATGCCCCATAGGCATCTGCCTCGGTGTGGTACTGCGAGTGACGAGAATATTCCCATCCTTATCCTTGATGTTCTTACCGTTCTTATCGCGATATGTGCGGATAAGCTGGGTATTTCCCCAAAACTTATGCCACCCATCAGACACCTCTGCGTAGGTTGGCCAATCACGGAAGAAGCAATCCCAATCGGATACCTCGAAATGGTCGTTATCCATCATTGTAAAAAACAGAGCTACTCTCCCGACCGAGTGTCGCCGAGGTGTCCTGTCTCTGTTTTCCTGACGCGGTAATACCGCCCATCAGAGAGTAGCCCTCAAAGTTGTTCATTGATCTGTTTCCAAAGTGTACGCCACGCTAGTTCTGCGGTTTGGGGGACAACGCCGTTGCCGAGGAGTCGTAATCTGTCCACTCGGTTGGTAGTTGCGTCCACCCCACAGGCAGACCCATCAACTGCTCCACCCAATTCGGATTGAGCTTCGGTGACCCGTGGTTGTTCCCACTCGTACTGCTCTTCTCCTGGGCGGGCGGGCCAGCGTGTATCTTCGCTTCCTCCGCCAATATCTTGCCCCCCGTTCCGGGCTTGCGACTGCCGGGGTTCCCGGCTCGCGGTGTGGGCCAATTCTGCTCCCGGTAAATCTGACAAGTTCTCTCGTCCACTTGCTCCCGAAGATTGCTTGGACGCCTCCGTCCCTTCCTTGCCCCTGTTGCTATTTTCTTCACTCCCTCGTCTGATCTTGTCTTTAGATGATCCATCGTATTCGGAGTTGCCCAGTTTTCGTGAGTCTCCACCGCATCCCGAAGTTTCGCCCCGAAGTATTGGTTGCTTTTCTCCCTTCGACTCCGAAAGCCCTTCTCGGTCATCTCGGTTTTGATCGGACCCCCTTCTGCATCGCTCGTCCTTGCGCTGGGCCAAGATATAGACCCTTTTTCTTTGGTGAGGAGCGCCTGTTTCTTCCGCGCTGAATATTCCCCACGCCGTTTGGTAACCATCTTCTTCCAAATCGCTGATGACTGTGGAGAGTCCAAGCGATATATGTCCTTGGACGTTTTCGGCAAAAACCCAGCTAGGTCTAATTGCTTGGATGTGTTTACGGAGGTAGGGCCATAAGTGTCGGGGGTCTTCTTCTCCTTTTCGCTTTCCAGCACTGCTAAATGGTTGGCACGGGTAGCCACAAGTGAACCCGTCCACGAGTCCACGAAACTCTTGTGCTGGGAAGGTTTTAAGGTCAGTCCACAGAGGTGCTTCACATAGTCGTTTTTCTTGAATCGCCTGAGCCAATACTGCTTGGACATAAACTTCGACCTCCACGTAACAGACTGTTCGAACATCCACGCCAGTTCTCTTAATTCCAAGTTCAAGCCCGTTGTAGCCGGAACAAAAGCTGATAATGTTTTGGGTACTATCCACATTCCTTACCCTCCATCTCCTTCACCGCATTCTCTATCCCTTCCCGCATCGCTATATTCACATAGTCCTTATCCGTGGCACTCTCCTTGCCCCACTTCACAAGCATGGCATGGGTGTCGTCCTCCATCTCTAAATCCATCTCCACATACTCAACCTCGCGAGTATCCGTGATGCGGATAATAGGTAACTTATCTATACGATCTCCCATACCCCACGCTCTCCCTCAAGGACACGCAACTCATCGCCTACCCAATACTTACCAGGCTTGCACCGCACCTTCCCATGCGTGCCATCCCGAAACTCAATCAATCGTAAAAACTTGTTGCCAGGAATAGCATACACCTTAGCCAGCCGTGCTTCCCCAGCCTCCTCCTTCACCACAACCTTGGGCTTCTTCGCCTCCTCGATCATAGCATCCACCTCAGCAATCTCTTCCTCGACTACCTTCTCACCATTTAACTCCCTTAGTTTAAGCACCATCTTCCGAGAGATACGGTTGCCATGAACGCAAGTACGCATGGTGGAACGCTTGATCCCCATCATATTCGCAAATTCATCACGACTAATCCCAACCTTTCGCAAGATTGCCATACACTCCTTACCATCCATCTTTTCCGCCATTCCTCCCTTTTGTAGTTTTTTGTAGCCTAGTCAAATAAAATAATATAAAAAACGCTACATGCCACGAGGAATACCCAAAAAACTCAAACCCTTTGATGCCAAATTAAAGGACAAAGTAATAACCTCCGCCGCTCGTATAGCCGCAAGACAATCAACTCCAAAGCAAGAGGCACAGAATATGGAACTATCAACAAACCAAGAAGAACACAGGCTACGAATACATAACGCTCTCAAGTACGGATTAAAGATGACCGAGCAACAATTCCTCTCAGAAGTACAAAAGAAGCTCCAGCATATGGTCGCAGACTCCCTAAACGACCTACACGACTCCATAGACCAAATACCACCACAGAATAAAGCCTATGCCGTAGGTATGCTCTTCGATAAACTAATGACCATATCCGGCAGACCCACAAACATCACCGCATCTGCCAATGTCAAACTAGGCTCCTCCGATATGTCACCCGACCAAGTACGCAACATCCTTAAAAAAGGCGTAAAGAACCTACCCAAAGACGCATCCACAGAGAAAGTAATCGACATAGAAGACGCAGAAACCACAGAGATCCATGAGGAAGTCGATACTAGCCCCGAAGATTAAGGAACTAAGGGATAGAGGATACTCATATAGAGATATCGAAAACGCACTAGGTTGCTCAAGATCAACTGTCTGCTACCACCTAGCACCCGGACAAAAACAAAAAACTAAAGAGCGAAGAAAAAAACAACCATACAATACATACCTACATGTAAAACGAACATCGCACTTCCAAAACCCCACAGTCCGCACACAAACAAAACTAAAACCAAAACCAACACTAACCCAAAGACAAGTGTCCAAAGCAATTTCCGATAAAGCATATAGGTTCCAAAAGGATGCCAAGTTTACACATAAGGATATACACGCAAAGTATGGCGATCACTTCCAATGCGCACTAACAGGAAGACCTCTGTCCTGGAACAATCCACAAGCATATGAATACGACCATATCCTCCCCGTAGCTCGTGGAGGTAATAATACCATAGAAAATCTTCAGATCGTCTGTACGGACGCTAACCGTGCGAAGAACGATCTAACCGAAGACGAGTTCCTGGACCTCTGCAAAGAAGTAGTACTACATGCCGGATACAAAGTCTACAAACCATCCGGCTCGTACCACTCCAATAAAAATTTATAGGTATTGCGGCGGGGTTTGCGTTATGGCCCTGGTTACTATCATCGCCTGTCTCGTAACCGCATAAAAGCGAGACAACCCTTTTACGCATCCTATAAGATGCGCACGCCCTAGCTACATAACGCTACACCCACGGATCGAGGATCGATCACCGCTTTGTGCATCCCATACCATGCACGATGAGCGATTCCAGCGGGAGGCACGGAGACGCGGTGCGATGGGGGAGCGGTGAGGCACTTATGGCGAAAAATTTCGTGGGGGGTGTGATGATAATATAGAAAAACGCGCACGCGCCGGCGCACCCCCGCCCCCCCGCCTGGACGCGCAAAGATTTAGACGCGCAATCGCGAGCAAATGATTCATAGTCTCTTGCTAATCCTTTTAGATATCGCAATTGCGATGCATGGAACGCGGAAAAGCGGGGACGGTGGCCGCGATTGCCAGGAAAGCGGGGACCGGTAAACGGTGGCCGCGTTGATATCAATATATCATGATGCGTTGATGCGTTAATTGCGGACTGAAAAAACTCATGTCAGAGTAGAAATGAATTGAAAGCGCGTCCTCGTATCGCATCAATTCGTGTTCGGATTTGCTCGTCATCTTGTGCCATCGTTCCCCTCGATTCGCGTCTCCATTGATCCATAGCTCGTGGATTGGATTGTCGTCCAGTCTGCGCAATTCGGTT